AAAGAGTACTCTACTTTAGTTGAAGCCTATCGAACTGACAATTCCCATAAGCACCAGCCTTATGAACTTAATCAGCCTATCCCTCAAGATGCTGCTACTGTTCCGACCCACCGCCTACCTGCTCCTGGAATAAAGTTAGTCCCACTCATGTACCACTCTGGTCGTGTAATTCACGATCCCCCTCTTTCTCAGCAATCTACATCGTTAGATACTACCGCTGACCAGCTTGACCCTAGTAACCTGATTGCTAACCAATATGGATATCCTATTGACCCTAGAATTTATAATTTAATTATAAATAGGTACCCAATTTATCTTAGTGTTATCAACTCTTACTGTCGACCCATTGGAACTGTTGACGCCACTTTTCGTGACTTTAACAAAGAACAGATTCCATCTGCTCCTATTGATTCAAATAGAAAAGATCATGTCCTACAACATATCTTCACATTTCTAGATGTTCAACCCTACCTTCCATTACATTTCGTTGACACCCAGTACTGCAAAACTCCACTTGTTACTGGAACCGGTTACCATAATCGCTATTCTTTCAAACAGAAAGCGCATGCTAAGTATTCTCACCCAGAGGAATATGCTGACAAGCCCTCCTCAAAAGGCTATTTTTACAATGCCACCTATGAGAATGCACGAACTCTTATTCACTTCATTAAGCAATATGGATTGCCCTTCAATCCTGTTATTGCACCAGAAGATGCTGAACTAACTGATGAACAGATTCAATCCTACATCAACACAGCAAACTCCTTCTTTAATGACTATCCGACGTTACTGTTCACCCGCAACCACATCTCAAAACGTGATGGTGCCTTAAAAGTGCGCCCCGTTTATGCTGTTGATGATATTTTTATCATCATCGAGCTCATGTTAACTTTCCCGTTAACAACCCAGGCTCGAAAAGCCTCTTGTTGCATTATGTATGGACTTGAAACCATTCGTGGTTCCAATCACTACATTGAACGCCTAGCTCGCCAGTATTCGACCTTCTTCTCCCTAGATTGGTCCAGCTATGATCAACGACTCCCTCGCGTCATAACTGACATATTTTACACCGACTTCCTTCGAAGTTTGATAGTAATTAATCATGGATACCAGCCGACCTATGAATACCCCCTCTACCCTGATCTTGATGAACATAAACTGTACTCTAGAATGGATAACCTTTTATACTTTCTACACTTATGGTACAACAACATGACCTTCCTTTTACCTGATGGTTATGCTTACCGCCGAACCTCTTGCGGTGTACCCTCCGGTTTATACAATACTCAATACCTTGATTCTTTCGGTAATCTATATTTAATTATAGATGCCATGATAGAATTTGGATTCACTGACCGTGAAATCCAGAATTTTGTCCTCCTTGTTTTAGGAGATGACAACACTGGTATGACGATCATTCCCATTGATCGAATGTATGATTACATCACTTTTCTTGAAAAGTATGCACTACAACGGTACAACATGGTTCTTTCCGTAACCAAATCCGTTCTCACTACTTTGCGCTCGAAAGTTGAATCCTTAGGTTACCAATGTAACTATGGATCACCTAAGCGTGATTTATCCAAGCTCGTAGCCCAACTCTGCTATCCAGAGAATGGTCTCAGACCTCACACTATGTCTGCCCGAGCCATAGGAATCGCATACGCCTCCGCAGGCCAAGATGAAATGTTCCACTCTTTTTGCCAAGATGTGTACAATTTATTTAGGTTAGATTATCGTCCCGATCCCCGGACTACCCTCTTCATCCAGAGACAAATTCTCCATGATTTAGAAGATGGAATGCCTGACCTCGAGACTCCCACTGTGCCCGAATTCCCGTCACTCTATGCAATTCGTCAAATGTACTCTGAATACAAAGGTCCACTTGACTATGCTCCAAAATGGAATTATGCCCATTTTAAGAATGGCCCTGATGAAACGCCTCCCAACTCCAAAACGATGCGCGAATACGAGACTGAAAACTCACTCTCCTCTCGAGTCGCTCCGACTTTTGAAACGGCCGTGCCAAGCACAAAAATTTTGCCGTGATTATTTTTTGTTTTTACTAACATGAAATATTTCTGCTTTTATTTAAAAAAAAAAAAA